AGTACGCGTAGCACTAAACCTTGATCGTTTATTTCTGCCCAATGACTCATATTAAACCGCCGTCTTTAAGTATCGAACGATGACTACACCTGAGCCACCAGAACCGCCAGGGCCAAAATCATTTTGCAAGGTAACTCCACCAGCACCGCCGCCGCCGCCAGTATTAGCAGTTCCGTTATAAAAAGTTCCGCTAACTGTACTTCCAGCACCGCCGCCGCCTGAACCAGCCGCGCCAGCTGTATTGCCTTGGCGACCGCCGCCACCGCCGCCACCAGCAATGTAATTAGATACGCCTAAACCAGTAGCAGATAGGGCAGCCGTTAATGCGCCCCAGTTAGTAACTGATGTAGTACCCGCGCCACCTGCACCAGCTGCGCCATTTGTTACGGCATTACCACCGACTCCACCAGCACCGCCACCACCGCCGCCACCAAAAGTATTAGCACCGCCATCGCCAGTACCGCCGTTATTGCCTTGTCCAGCCGTGCCAGTACCAATAGATTGATTGTAGGCGCCGCCGCCGCCTGAACCGCCAGTGCGACCAGCAGCACCACCACCACCACCGCCGCCGCCTATTGCTGTAGTTAGTGATCCAAATACAGTATTTGAGCCATCTGATCCAGTAGCAGCAACGCCTGTTGTACTCAAAGGCGCACCTGCACCGCCGCCGCCAATAGTTACAGTTTGATTAGATGATATTGCTTGCGACGAAAAACCTAAAACGCCGCCAGCACCGCCGCCGCCAGCGTTTACGTTACCGCCACCGCCGCCGCCTGCTGCAATTAAAACGTCACAAGTTAAAGTGCCACCGCTAACGCCAAAAGTTCCCGATGCTGTAAAGGCTCGATAAAAATAAGTAGCATCGCTAGTCAAAGTACCACCCGTAACTACGGGCAAACTTGCTCTGTTTATTACTCCTACGATTGTGTTTAACATTATGCGATCGCACCCACAACGTACCAAGCATCTGTATTTTGTTTAATCAAGGCACAAGACTTGTATTGTCCTAGTGTTGGGCTTGCTGCAGTAGTACCTGCAGATAGCACGGTAGTTGTACCCGGTGTTACAGCTGAAATTGTGCAAGTGCCTGCGCCAATATTTAATACTGTAATAACCGTACCAACGGCAAAGGCCACCGATGCGTTAGTAGGGATCTTAAACGCGTTAGCCGATGCGTTAGACATGGTTACTAGCACTTGGTACTGATCAGTTGATACCGCTGTATAGGTAGTGCCTGTTTGAGCATTAAGGGTAAATGCCACTAGGCCGTTAAACATGCCGCTAGTAAGTACATCACCCGTTACTGCTGGGAATCCTGTTGCCATTATTTATCTCCTCTAGTATGAAAGTACATTTACGCCTAAAACTCCATAGTTAGCATTACCAATAATAAACCCGTCTATCACGGGTTCAAGTGTAGTAAAGGTAGTGCGCCATTTATTCGGGGTAACGTTATGTGCCACGCCGAAAACTTGCAGGGTCTTTGTAAGGGTAGATGCACCTGGTTGGTTAGTAGTAATAGTTACCGGGTCAAAGAAATCAAGATCAAGCGCGGCTAATATGCCATTAGCGTAGTTATCTGTGTATAGGTCTAACTCAATCGCATCGCATCGAACGCTGGTTTCGGCACGGCTTGCAACGTATGCACGGGCATAGTCCAGGGCTACTGCATCGGTCTGCATTAGTAAATCTTGCTGGTTATAGGTGTGTGCAAAATATTTCTCAACACTAGCTGCGTTAGTGGATGATTGAACTGAGCCGCCCGTTCTAGTGATATTTGCTTGGTTAAATACAAGGGTGTCATCTGTTCGCCATACAGCGTTTGCGTAGCCAATATCTGTACCGTTATCGTTAAAGACGGTAGGCGTACCGCCGATGCTGGCCGTAGTAACTAAACGGTCTTGAAAAGTCCACGATCCAGATGCATCTACATATATAGCACCGTATTCGCTATTTGTGGCTGTCTGCAAAGCTGCTAGGGCTGTACGCGCTGTACCTGGATCGTTCTGCAGCTGCGTTAGCCCGGCATCCACGTCACGCATCGATGCAGGCCAGGCAATAGTATTAAGAATCTGGTTAATTCTTGTACCGCTTAGATCACCAGCAGATGCACCTGTAACGGTACTGATCTGAGCATTTTGCGCTAGGCGCGTGGCATCAACGGCCGAAATAGTCGTGTACACAACATCGTTCGCGTTGCGTGGCGTAGTGGTTGTGTAGCTTGTAATGAAACCGCTGAACATTGGATAGGTAGTGCCACCATAGGTAGCAGAAATAGATACCTTACGCATTGGCGTTAAAAATCCAAAGTACGGGCTACTAGGGTTTTGTGGGTTAAAATCGCCGTTCTGATCCACGATGCGCAGGGTTAGTGTGCCTGTCTGAAATTCATCGGCTGTAGCTGATCTGCCACGCCTAGTACTAACGCTATCTACTACGTTAGATACATCCACGATTAGCGCAGCTGAGTCTGCCAATACGTTAGTACCTAGTATGCCTTCTCCAATTATAAAGGCTTGAGCAAAGGCCGCGCCCGTACCAAAGTTAATAACCGCGTTTATCGTAGGTACTGTCATTAGCCTGGCAACGTTCCTGCAGGGAATTGTGAATAGCCTCTACGAATATTATTAAGTAGCGCAGTATTAACAGCCTCATCAAAGTTACCGCTATCGATCATGCCTTCAATATTGATAACTACTGAATTATCAATAGATCCAGTTCTAGTACCAGTTGGAATAATAGGGAACATATCCTCGGCCGCTGCCCAGGATGGATACATTGGACTAGGTGCAGCAGATCCACTTCCACCGCCGCCAATAGTTACACGTTCAGTAGTAATTACTTGTGTAATTGGCTTAGAGGCTTCAGTTATATATGCCTTTAACGCTGCTAGTTTTGCATCATCGGCTAACTTTTGAGCAGCTGCAATACGAGCAATTATGCTGGTTTGAGTAGTGTAATTAAGAATATCCATTGTGGCCTGAGCAGATGCAACGGTATCTAATGCAGCGATTTTGGCAATAGTTAATAACTCTATTTGAGTCTTTTCTGTGTAAAAATTGGCTGCTGCTAAGCCACCCGATGCGATAATAGCCGCGTTATATTTAGCGTAAGCCGCTGCCCGTGCTGCTGCAGCTTCCTCCTCGGACATCTTGGCCGCTTTAATGCGAGCAAGTTCATCAAGTAACATTTGGTTAATGTAATTAAGTTCAGTTTCGCTAATGGTCTTAATACCGGCTAACTTGTTAGTTTGCTGCTCTTTAGTCAGTAGATCAAGTTGCTTTATATAAGCAAGTGCAGCCTCGCCGTTATCCTCCTCGATGGCTTGCATAGCCAATAGGCGTAGGCGTTCATCTTTATCGTATGTAGCCTTTAGGGCAGCTGCTATCTGTATCTTGGTTAAATCAAATACAGCTGCAGCCTTAGATAATGCAGCTTTAGCCTTTTCCGCTAATAAACGTTTCTTTTCTAATTCGGCTTGTTTCTTGGCATTGGCAAGTTGCTTAGTCTGTAGCAAGGCTAATGCTTTAGCTCGTTTAGCTGCATCGGCTTCTAATTGAGCCAAGCGTTTAGCCTGTTCCTCTTTAGATATTTCTAATGCGCTTTTAGCCTCTGGTTTTGGTTTAGGCGTTAATTTTATGCCAGCCTGTGCGCCAGCAAAGCCCATAAAGATTTCTTTAGGTAAACTTTTAAGTTTTTGTAATAAAGTAGGAATAACGCCTATTGCGCCGCCTGTAGCCCGTGTAACGTTAGCAATAGCAGTAGCAATCTTTTCAATAACATAAGCCGCATCGCTTGCCTCAGTGCCACCGCCAACAGCAGCAAAGGCATCTACCAAACCGCCGCCAATAATTTCAGATGCGTTACTTGTTGCCACGCCTAATACATCCATGCTATAGGCCGTAGTACCTAGGTAATCATTAGCTGCACCTGCAGATTGCTTTAGTAAAGTGCCTAGGATTTCATTAAATGACTTGCTGCTTAGTTCTGCCTTGGTTAGCCCGGTATTGTATTTAGCCAGGCCTTTAGTAATGCCTACATAACCTTTAGCAAGATCCTGGGATACTGTGGCAAGATCAACGCCCGATGCGCGGCTAATCGTGATGGCATCGTTTAATAATTTCTGTGACTGAACTAATGATCCCGTAGTGGTCAATAGCCCCTGAAATGCTGGCCTTAAAATGTCATCGGCTATGCCTGCAGATTTTTCAAGATCCGCTATGAATTTAGTTATATCTACATTAGCAAAGCCAATGCCTAGATTATCTACAGCATTAGATAAACGTAAGGCGGCTGCTTCATCCTCGGCAAAGGCTTTTACAGCTTGTTTACCAAAATTAATTACGGCTTTCGTACCAAAGGCTATACCTAAACCACCAGCTAAAGATTTGACACTTTTCATTAATTTCGCAGTAGCTGTATCTGCCTGCTTAAATGCTTTTTTGCCAGTAAACTCAGCGGCTATATCAATTCTTACTGATGGATCAACGGCCATTAGTTGTACCCCACAGCCGTATTAAATTTATCCCGGGCAGACTCAATGGCCTTAATAACAGCTGCGTTAGTTTTGCCGCCATCCTCTTTCCATGCGCGAAAAATTGCGCGGCCTTTCATTTTGCGTGATCTACGGCCTGCACCTGTTTGATTGTTAGCATCTACGATCATGCCGTATTGGTTCATGGCTTGTACGAATATGTAACCTGCTTGCGGATTACGGCTACGGCCTTGATTCGGGCCAGCAGCTACAATATTTGCACCTTGGTTATAACCTGGTCGCTGCACAATAAATGATGATCCCTGCTCACGGCCATTGGCATGTACACGGCCAGCAGTTTCATAAATAGCACCTGATGCAGATGCATTTTGAATACGAGCTAATGATCTAAAACCTTGTCGGTTAGGTCGGCTAGGGGTAGTTTTATAACCTACGCCGCTTTTAGCAGCTCGACCATCCCATACGGGAAATTTGCCATTACTGGATGCTTTACCCCATCCCGATAATGGTGCTTGGGATGGGATAAAACCACGCGCCTTAGACACTATAGGTTTAAGCAAACTAGCCATTTCTTTGCGTGTGTCTGTAGCTAGATCGGGCGTAAATTTTCTTAATGCTTTTTGGAGATCAACGCCGCCTTTTACCGTTACTGGCATCTTGGATCTCCTTTGCTCGATCTTTCATCGCTTGCAGTAATGCACTAAACATCCTTGAATCTAACCCGATTAAATCTTTAGGCGGTATTCCCGTTTCCAAACTGATCCGTGCGATCAAGTAAGTAAACGAGTCACGCCTTATGCTTCCGGGTCATCCTCTAACACATCCACCTTTTTAAGTGTCTTTAAGAATTCTGCGCCGAACATTGGCACGGTTTCGCCTGCAGCTCTTAAACACTCCCACGCTAACCAGTAAACATCGGTCTGCTTTTCATCCTCGCGGAAAGCGCGATGAAAACCTTTCTTTGCATACAGCTCGAACGCGTATTCAATAGATGGTGTTATCTGATGCTCAGATACGTTGCCATCTAACTTAGTAACTTTTAACTTAGCCATGCTTTAGCCCCTATTCAGTTAATTAAGCGGTGGTAATTACGATAGGTGAATTACAAGTAAATGTAATTGATTGTGTCGCAATATCTGCTACTGCGCCGTTAATGTCGGTAGTGTTATTTACCAAAATTGTAGTGCTGTATAGCGGATTGGTAGCTGAAACTGCTGCGCTTGTCTGCTTTAGCGTAATAGGTACTGTTGTACCCCACGCAGCCTGAAGGGTTGCGTTTACGTTTGCTGCAGCTGTATCGCTTAAGAAATCTAAAGTGATTGTGCTTGCCTCTAAACCCTTAACGAACTTATGAGCTGTATCGCCCATAGCAGTTACTTCGAGTTCATCGAATACGCGGTTAATTGTTGCCGATGTAACGTGATCAGTAAGTGCAACTGAGTTAAGCGTTACTACGACTGTATTATTTAAATATACGGCCATTTGTTTATTCCTCGATCTGCTCGGTTACGGGTGCTTTGGTTTTTGTTTCTTTTACTGGTGGTGCTTCGATCTGCCCGATCTTAATTAAGAAGGCAATATCCTCATCTGTGTATGACATGGTTTAACTCCAGCTCGTTAGTATGGATATATTAAATTCGGCGGTAAGCAAGTCACCGCTATCAGCATTTAATACGCCAGGCGCGCTAACGCTAGTTATATTAAATACAAGATTGGATGCAGCTAGTTTTGTATAGGCTGCAACAATAAAATCCTCGATGCCCTGCAGGTTGCCCTGATTGTCAAACATTGGCACAGTTAGCAGAATCTTAAAGTTAGCCATAGGCGAAATAGTTATATAGCTGTTATTGCTTGGCGTTAGATATGGATCGGCTGGGATCACTACGCAGCTGTTAGCCAGGATGGTTGCAGGCGGATATGCAAATACCGACCAGACTCCAGCATTGGTTAAAGCCGTTGCGATGGTGCTACGCAGCGTGGTAATGGCAGCGGTAGGCATTTACCCCACCATGCTATTCGGTGAGATGTACGGGGCTAGTAAGCCTCTTATTTTGCCTATCATGCTGTTACCCATGCGGTAAGGGCTAGGGCTAAAGCCATCGAGTCCTACGCCACCAGTCTGGGATACCTGGCGAGCCTGCCAAATATCAACGGCCAAGATCATCGCAGCTTGGCGAACGCTTGCTGTATTGACGTAGGTGGCTGTCTTTGTATCCTCGCCTGTTGCTGTGCCATAAGGCAATACACGGCGGAAATTCTGATTAGCTGCAGTCTTAGCGTATTGAATATAACTAAAACCTTGCGAAAACGAATAATAATTTAATTGTAAATTAAAAGCAGGAACAGTGTTTGTAGTGCTAGTGCCGTAAGGAAAAGTGCCTGTAATTGTGTAAGTGCCGTTAAATGTTGAACCAGCCCCGGCAATAGTTACCGATTCTCCAACAGTAAAAATTCCAGGGTTGGCCAACATTACAGTCGCAACGTTGCTTGCCAATGCAGTCCCCACGACTGGCGCAGCATCAAACCAAAGGAAACTGTTAATTTGATCTTGCGCGGCTTGGCAGCACTCCTCGACTGTGCTATCTGAGTAAAGAGTACCAATACCTAAATTGGAACGTAGCTCGGCTACTGTCACATAACTAGCTGGCATCGGTACTCCTTACTTAGATCGGGTCGGTGGGCGAAAGGGCTAATCGCCCACCGACTATTAGGGTTATGAATTAGGTCAAATTAAAGCGACGTAGGCCACCTGCAAATACGGCCTGCGCTGCAATATAACCATAAAGTGAAATTTCAATTTCTCCAGTAGTCGGAACATTTGTTCCCAATGTAAGTACAGGAGATTCGAAAATTTCGATTGAACGTGGCTCAATAATAAATGCAGATTCATCGATTGAAGTTGCAACCATATTTGCATCTGTGTAGTAATCAAGACCAAGCACGTTACCGCGAATCGAAGTTGGATTTACAGTACCGCCTGGGTTCATCTGCATTGGCTGAGCATTGTAAATTGGTCGGCCAGTTGTATCTGTTGCAGAAAGTAATGTGCTCCAGATGGATGTACCTGATACAAACGCTGTTGCTGTTCGCTTAGTTGCGTTGTAAACGGCAGGTGATTCTGTAGATACGAAGGAAATAATTCCTGCTGAATCTGCAGCTGTTGCTGTTGCCTGTGTACCGCCAGCAGTAATTTGTGCAATTACATATTGATCAGTTGCCTGAGCATACGCATCCCGTAAATTAGCGAGCATAATTTCATAAAAGCTCGGATCTGACCGGTCGAGGAGCTCAACTGAATAGCGTTGGAAACCCATTTTTTTAATTACAGTTGCATTTACATAAGCTGAAGTAATTGCTGTAGTTCCTGTTGGATCGCCACCTTCTGCGACAGTTGCCGCAGTTGAGTTAGCAGTGATTTTAGGGATTGACACTGTCATGCCGTAGCTAGAAAGCGCACGTGTACCACCGCAAGCATCAATAACTGGGCGCATCGCATTTGTATTAGTTGCTACGTCGCGTACATAAGATACTGGTGAAAATGCTGGGTTTGTTGTAAAGCTGTCATCGGCTGCTTTGACGTAAAGGCGTGAGTCATCGTTACCTAATGATGCCTTGATTGTGTGCTCTAGGTATGCGCCACCTGTTGTAATTGGTGAACGGACACTTTGACTATTTAATGCAGAAGGTCGGATGATTGGGCGAGCTGCTTCTACTGTCGGTGCAGCTGCTTCCTCAGTCTTATCCTCATTAGGAGTTTCGGGGGCTGTGGTCACAGTCGCCTCGCTTTCTGTTTCGATTGGTTGGTTTGGTTGTTCTACTGTGTCGCTTTCGCTAGCAGCAATTTTTTGCACTCCAGCCCCTACAAATGCCGGGGTCTCGACTAAACTGACCTCGCGCAAGGAAGCTGAAGTGACCAGGAGATAATCTTTTTCAGGCTTTGATGCGGTAACTTCAACACCAACGGATAAGCCATCCATTAATTGTTCCTGGGCGAGCAAAATTGCATCGTTACCTTTTGTGCTTGCACTAATTTTAAAACTTGCGTAAAGACCTGATTCGTCTGATGTCATGGATTGCATGCGGCCAATAACTTGCGAATTATCGTGAGACATAAGCAATTTAACTTTAGATATTTCAGCTGCGGTAATGCTGCCGGGTGCAAACATTACTTTACCTGCACTTGTGTTGCCTATCTCGCCGTAAGGTGCAATCTTGCCAGCAATAATTCGGCGATCACCGTTATCTATTGCTTGAATAGATCCACTAAAGGTTAATTGCATCTTCATCTCCTAATCCGTATGGGCTCATCTGTTCCATCTCACGTGCTTGCTCAACATCAATTAAGCCAAGTGAAAGCATTTTTTCTATAGCATCTAAACGAGCCATAGTGTCTGCACGTAAGAAAGTTTCATCAACGGCAAATTTAACTATGTTGCCGCGCCGAGTAATGTCATCCATGCTTAAACGTTCCTCGATTGCACAAATGTAAGGCTGTAAAGTGTAAGCAACATACTCTTTACGAGAATCTAAGACGTTTTGATAAGTCATGCTGTTGTTCATATCGCTACTTACCATAAATGCTGGCACGTTCATTAAGCGAGCAATTTCAGTGCTTAGATATTGTGATGCTTCGTTGTACATCATGTCTTTAGGACTAAAGCCAATATTTTGCACTTCTAATTGGCTGGTCAAATAAGCTGTTGATCTGTTAGCTCGAGCTGATTTCCAACTTGCTAAAATTCCTTGAATTTGTGCTTCAGGTAAATCCGCACCGTTATTACGAATCACAGAAGTCGCCATCGGCGTGGCTGCGCTTACTGCACTTGCTTTTTGTATATCGATAGCCGCTTGAATTGTGCGGCCACCAGTTTCTAATACACCTGGTAACAATGATTGAAAAGTAACAAGTGAACCAATACCGGACATTGGTACTCGGTTGCCATCAACTAAATAATAAGAAACTTCATAACCATTTGAATCGGTTGAAACTGTAATGCGAGTATTTGCAACCCACTCAAAACCTGATGGGCGGCCATCGTCTGCGTAAAGAGAAGTCACGCGCCAATATGCAACACCGTAAAAAATTAAACTATCAACCGTATAAGCAAGGGTTACTGCTCGAGGCTGTCGTATGTCTGGCTGCTCAAGCCATATTGGGCTTTCTAATTCTTCACCAGTAGATTTTTTATAAAGTTCTAAAGGCAAATAACTAATTACGCCGCAAATTAAATTTCTGCATCTACTAACTGTTGCTACCTGGAGTGCAGTTCCGCGATCAATAATGCCTGCGCCGTAACCATTGTTAAACAGGCCGCCGTAGCTATTAACGCCGCTACCGAAACGATCGGACATAATCGCAGGGGCTAGCTGTGCATCTACTTGCACTTTATCCTTGCCGCGTATGCCGATAGTTTGCAGTAATCCCATAAAGGCGATTTTCTCAAATTGTCAAGCATATTACCGATTGTGTTCGGCGTGTCGCTAGGCGTATATCTTGGCTTCCTGCATTGGCTTAGATAAATGCATCACGAGCATAGCTGCAGAAATCGGCGCAGCTACGCTGCCGCTGCTGCGTTTGCGGATGATACGCCAGGCTTGATCGTTGCTTTTCGCAGCTACGTTATCCATGGACTCGTTTAAGAATTCTTGATTACCGTGAACTACGCGCTTATTGTCTATGTAATCTTTAAAGGTTGAACAAGCTGTATAGAACTGCGAGCCTGAGCAATCCTCTACCTTTATGCCTGATACATGTAAACGGTCGGCAATAGCCTGCCCGGTATATTTGTCAAACAGGACTTGCTTAGGCATCCATTCATCGCAATAACCTTTAATATCTACGGCGATCTTTAGCTCATCGATCGCACGATCCGATTCCCATGTCTTAACCAGGCTGATACCAATTCGGCCATCGGGCAATATAGCCCCAGCCATTAAAGCTGCGTGGCGTTTTGCGTGTGGCTCTAGGTCAAAGGCAAACATCGAGTACATGCCAGGTGACAAGATCAGATCAGGATCGGCACACTCCTCCCAGCTGCCAGGTGTCCACGGTGATAAATCTGTGCCGACCCATTTGCAAAGATTCTCAGTCATTACCGCGCTGTAATCGGAGGTAGCGACTATTTCCTCCATGGCCGCTTCGGTTATCAGTAAGCCTAATGACGGGTTAGCCATCGCCCAGGCTGATCGATCCCAAATATCACAGCCATCGTGCGCGCTGTACTCGTAATAGCCCACCGACTTAGGCGGCTTGTTTAGCGATCTTTCGCGCATGTCATTTAAGACGTGGCTATCTTTAAAGCCAGCGTTAGAGGTGTAGAACCGCTGCGAATTAGGTCGGGTTAGAGTCGTACTCTTTACAGCATCTAACGCCTCTGTACCGACATGGCGCAGCTCATCGATCCAAACTACATCGGCAGTTAAACCGCGGCTAGAGTCTGCAGTCGCAGCTACTACTCGAACCTCTGCGCCTGATTCTAGGATGATTCGGTTATTACCATTAGTGCGCTTGTAAGCCTTCTCGATATTGCCGCCTTTAACGTCGCGGCGTAGAAACTCGTTGCGATCAATAATGCCTGCCATGATTTCCAGCGACTTAGAGGCCATGAGCATTTGCGAACTCATAATGAGGATATTCATCTCGCCGAAATAAAACAGCCCAGCTAGTACGCGCATACGCAAAACGTGGCTTTTACCGGACTGGCGGCTGCAAACTAACAAGCTAGATTTTTTTACGAACTGATCGTTTTCATCTACGGCGCACATATCTCGCAGGATCACGATCTGCCACTCGAGTAAAGGCTGGCCGATACGTTCGGCAAGTTCAATAATGGCATCTACCTTAGATTCGCCTTCGACCCATGGCGTATGCAGGCGAGGCAT